AATGGTCTGCGCCGTATTGGACTGAACAGTTCCTTGCGATCTGTCTGTCAGGTTCTTCAGCGTGCGCCCGTTGTGTTCATTTGTAACCAACGAAAGCGTCGGGTTGTTGAACACTGTGGGATCGGAAAACGTGATCGTCATAACAAGCGTCGGAATCGTATTACTTGTATTGCTAACGATGATCCAAGACGTAGGCGTGCCGAGCACAGCAATCAATGATGCATGTGCATCAATAGATGCCTGGAGTGCGGCAGCGACTTCCGTGCCGGTCTTTGGTGTGCCAGCCACGTTATAGTTGAAGGCGTTGCCATCGACCGTTGCAGTGACAGTCGCGCCAATAGGAAATGTGTCCGCCGCATTAAAGCGAATGACCCGCCTACCGGTAGCAATAACCGTTAAATCCCCAGGTGTGAAGTACGCTCTCCGGTATTGATCGGGAGTAGCCCCGCCAGAGTAAGTGAGCTTCATTTCGATCACATCGTTTGTTGCGAATGTTCCCGATATGTCGAAGCTTCCAGCACCTTCACCTTTAGTAGTGGGACGCAACAGCGTGAGATCGCCGGTTCCAAAATCTGTGCCAGGAATAACCGGAGGCATTATGAACGGTTTGCCGCCACCGCCAACATGAGTCTTGACACCCTGCGACACACTGTTCTTGTAGAACGTGACTGTAGCGATTGTGTCCGCACCCATCAACGCTGTATCAATGGTGTAGGGGACGGTAAGCCGCGTTGCACCGTTAGCGAGTGTGAGCTTTACGCCAGCATTATGATCGCGGATCGACGCACGAGTCCCTGCAGGAATTGAAACATCACCTGGAGTAGTCAGCGTCCAAGGAACAGTTGAAATACCCGTTGCACTTCCACCATCTGTGACTGTAGCTGGGGGCAGAACAGTGGGGCTGACGTGAGGAACGCTCTGCACAAAATGCCCACTTCGCACGAGGCGATGGGGCAGGGTTGTTTTGTCCAATGCAGTCAGCGTTCCAGGTTTGGCGCACTCGCGCCACACACCTTCTAGGGAAGTATTCCCCTTATCATCAAACTTCACCCAATAGTTATCTAGAGGAGACTCGGGATCACCGGCCACCTCAACGACAAATCCGTTGGGAGCTTTGCGAGGAAGATCAGCAAACGCTTGTACAGAACTTTTAACGGCCTTGAGCCCCTTATCAGACAAACCATCGAAGACGGCCAGTCTGAAGTCAGTAGCTCCTAATGACCCAATGATAATGTGAATGGTAGAGCCGTATCGCGTGAACGTAAACGAAGCGAGCAAAGGCTCTGCCTTCAGCGCTGTGTAAAGATCAATCGCGATCTTCTCAGTGCTAAGAGATTCGCGAGATTGAGCAGTTGCAGCGGCAACAGTTTTGATCGCCACAGGAACGTCATTCAGCGTGACCTGATAAGTCGTCGCATAGTCGGCTTGTCTGATGTAGACAAGAGCTTCGTACTTGGCGGTATCAGTCTTTTTTGCGCCACGCTTAACCGTCGTTCCTTTGTTCACGATGATCGTAGTGTCACCAGCAGTCGCCGCACGAAAGCCCTTGTTACCGGCGTCCGTTAGATACGCCTTCCCTTGGGGCGCAATCACTGTGACCGGTGCGTAAGTCAGGGCGTCAAAGGCGAATACATCGCCATTGGCGATAGTTATGTGGTAGCGTTCAACTTCATCTCTGTTAATTGAATGTACGAACGCTGTTGACCAGCCGGTAATAGTCCCTGTGAGCTTCCCGAGATATACAAGCGGGGGACGCTTCATTAGCCCACGCACGAGATGCGAGAAGCCATTCTTCTGTGCCTCTGCCTGCGAGGAGTGTCGCTGCTCGTTAGGACGCTGCGACACACCATTCAACAGATTAGCGAGTGACTGTGCAATGAGTGCCATTAGGACGGACTCTTCCGACGAGGATCGGTACTAATCCAGCCACCGAATCTCGGACGATTGCCGAGATGCTTCGACACGTCGGTGTTCCTAAGCATGTTGAAGTCATCTTCTTCACCAAAGGCTCTCTTGAGATTCCTGAAGGCGAAGCGCTCATCCTGATCGGTGAAGCTGGCGAGCGTTTGTGAACCTACCAACTGCTGTACGAACTGACGAGCAGCGTGAATAGTGCAGAACCTACGAGCCTCTTCAGGCATCTTCTCAAAATCGAACGCCCACACGGGGTCGATGTAGAGGTAAGGGCGTTCAGTAACGGGAAAGCCATCGCGGTTAAGCACGCGGTCGTAGAAGACCAGGATAGGGGCCGAAGCAACAAGCACTTTGCGCGACGGACGAATCACTGTGTCTACGAACTGGTAGCCCTGTTGCTCGATAATCGGGGAGACGGTGAACCCTAAGAGATTGGCGGGTGGTAGAAAGACGTTAAGATTCGTGTGGAGGCCAGTACTATCCACCCAATCGAACGGCGAAGTAGGATTAGCTGTGGACGGTATTAATTGGAATCCAAACTCTGTATTGAACTTCCAACCCATGCCTTGAATATCTCGCGCTGCATTGCGTAGAATGTTCAACGCCATGACTACATCAGAATTAGTGACGGTGCTGAGATCAGTGCCCACAGGAAGTGGAGCTTCCCCGGCAGATGACAGCATTGCATTGACTGCCTCAAGCTCTGTCATAGGAGCGAGGTTGGTGATAACTGAAGGCATGGTCTCTTATAATAGAAAGGGGGAGAAAAAAAACCGGAGGACAGGGAGTGAGCCCCATCCCCCGGTTCGAGGTATTACGAGTGTTACTCGGCCTTCATCAGACCGTTAGCAATCAAGCAGGTCCGAATCGCGTTGAGTAATGTGATTGCAGTGTCGCGATTTCCTGCGGTATCCCATCCGCCAGCCGCAGTACCGGTGCCCCCAGCGGGGGAAGCAGTAGCGACAGCAACAGGAGTTTGCGGTGAAGCCGAAAAGTTCCAATCATCCGGCTCTGCCTGCACCGTGCCCGTACGAGCCACAACAACAGCTTGGCTCCTACTTGGAACAATACCGACGCGCCGCCCGCTTTGAGTTAATAGTTCTACAGGCGCACCACCAGTGACTTCGACACGATACACCTTGTCAACAGCCACAGTAGCGCCGGAACCATCGTTGATCTTCGGGAGGTAAGCCTGAACGGGAAACGCCAAAGCCGAAGACACATAAGTGTCAGCAGCAACGATCTGTTCACCATCAACAGCAAGTGCTCTTGTAGACATGAATAATCCTTATAGTAGAAGAAGAGAGTAAAAGTGGACCGGGGCGCTCTGGACCACTGGACTAGCCAGCCAGTCCCCCATTGAAGAGGTACTACGCCCCGATAACTATTACGAAGTCTTCAACTCCACCGCGCACTCAGGACGCAGAATGCCGTGACCCACAGCGTACTTCCCGAGGATCAGTGTGCACTGGTAGTCCATGAGCCAGCCGCTCTCAACCGCGAGGTCAAGCAGCTTGACAGTACCCATAGCACCCTTCTGCCAGGCGAGCGCAGCCACGGTCGTAAAGTTGCCCTGGTAAGCGGCAGGACCGGTAGCGATGTTCGACTGCGGAAGGTTGTTCGTCTTGACGATCTCCATGCCAGCGATACGGAAGACCTTACCCTGAGCGTAACCACCATTCGGGGTCGGGTTGTAATCGCTATGAATAACCTTGGACGAGCTGGCGACCAACTGGTAATACTGCGCCGGTTTGATGCCGACGTAGCGGTCACTCTCGGGTACATCTTTTTCGTCGAACTTCTGAGCCGCAGTGAAGAGACCGGCTTCGAGGTTCGCGACAGTCGTGAGGTAGGCAGCGTCCGTGAGGACCGACCCGCCGTTTCCACCAGACACGGTAGCCGCAGCGCGGGCCGCAAGGATTCCGACCTGGAGAAGGTTCTTGTCGAATGCACGAGCAAGCGCCATGCCGATGTCGCGCGAGTAAATCGAGCGAATGTCGTAGTGCGTCTTTAGTTCGTCGATCTGCGCGACGGAACGATCTGCAATGAGCACATCGTCGATGATAAGCGTGCGCTCGTTGAGACCAACACCGGTACCGAGCAACTGCGTGCCGGGGGTGTGATACGCGGCGGTGCCCTTCCATGAAGCGGGGAACTGCGCCGATTTACCGCTGGTAATCGTGCGGACCATGCTGCGCGACTTCGCAACGTTGATCTCGTCGAAGGCCGTCAGGACTTCGCCTGCGAAGACCTTCAAGAACAAGGCATCTGGATCGCCAGCCTGGTTCAATTGCCCAAAGCGATTGGGCGTCATGTTAGCCATTTGTTACCTGTAGAGAAAAGAGGTTGACGTTGAACTACACAAACGTCGTCGCTCCCCTTCAGCGTGTCCGGTTTTCTCTCAGGGTGTCCACCGCAGTGGGCCTCAGTTACTTCTCGGTTGTTGCTATGAGGGTGTGACGCACTCCTCCTAAGAAGGAGTGAGCGGTTTTTGGAGATAGCGAATAGCTCGCTTCAAAGATTTCAGATCGTCACGCAACAACCCAAGCGCAACATTACAAGCAGTACATAACAATCCACGAACAAGCTTATGCCGATGACAGTGATCTACAGCTAAAGCTCTTCGCTTTGATTTCCGATTACAGATAGCGCAGCGGTTATTCTGTTTATTCAACAAGCTCTGATACTGTTTTTTGGAAATACCAAAACGGTATCGGTGATTAATTTCCCTAACTTTATGAGGATTCGCTTTTCGCCAGCGCCGCATTCTTGCATTATGAGCTTGTTGCTTTTGTTCCTGAGTCATCCGTTTCCTACGAAAAGGAGAAGCCCCCGACAGCCATCTCCCTGTCCCCAAGGAAAGGAGGGGGAACCCAGGGGATAGGGCGCTGCCGGGAGCCGGAAGGATTTATTTCTTACTGAAAATACTTGCGACTTGCGGTGCGATCTTCTCAGCCGACCGCCCCACGACGTAACCGCCAAGGCCAATCTTCACGATAGAAAGAATTTCCATCACGAATGCGGGGTCGAGTTGCCGACCGTTGATATATCCGCCCGTCCACACGACGGTGCCGATAATTACAGCAAAGAATAGCATGAGTACCGGACGCCAGTTGCGTTGCAGCCATGAGTGACCGTTAGCTTCCGCCACGATAACATCGCGCTGCGCTTGAGCGAATTGAAGATCAGCCTCAACCAGCTTCACTTGAAAGTTGGTTTGAAGCTGCGCGAGCGCTAACGTAGCTGCGTTCTTCTCTTCGGGCGATCCGCCCTTGATGCTGTTGATAATGCTGACGGCACCATCAAACAAATTCTTTACAGGCCCGAGAAGAGCATTAACTATTCCCATCGAGGGTTACCTGTTACTCGTGCGAACGTTGAACACGTTTGATCTTTCTAAACGCCGCTCGACAGTCTTGCGATACTCAGGATCATCAGCATATCGAGAGTCACGCATCGCTGCTGTCACCTGAGAAGGAGAGGTATACGGCTGGACGCCGCTATCAGCACTGGCATCTCCGTTGAGTAGCGCGGGATCAGTACCAACAGCTTCGTTGTAGCTGTTTCCTAGAACTTGAAGAGCAAGTTTTGCTACAGTCACATTTCCAGAGTCAATAGCATCATTATATGCCTT